AGCTACACGTACTGAGATGCTTTGCCAGTGGGTAAGTAGTGCTGTCAGCCCATGGGTGTATGGATCTATTGAACAGTGCAGTGATAGCACGTTAGAAATACCCGTTGGACCACAAACAATTATTGCATTTGATATTGCACCTACAAGAAGATCAGGCGCTTTAGTAGCAGGTCAGATGAAAGATGGAAAGATCGCAGTAGGTCTAATGCAGCTGTGGTCTAGTGAGATTGCTATTGATGAAGTTAAGATGGCAAGTGATATAAATGAATGGGCTCGCAAGTACCATCCAACAATGATTTGTTATGACAAATACGCCACGCAGTCAATTGCTACAAAACTAGAGCAAAGCGGATGGATGATGACTGATGTAAGCGGCCAAGCGTTTTACCAGGCATGTTCAGATTTATCTGATGGCCTTGCCAATTCCAGGGTTGTACATTCGGGGCAAGCGGATCTTGTACAGCATCTTAATAATTGTGCTGCTAAGACCAATGATGCAGGATGGCGCATAATTCGAAGAAAATCAGCCGGTGATGTTACAGCTGCAATCTCCTTGGCCATGGTTGTAAGTCAATTAAGTAAACCGCAACGCACCGCACAAATATTTGCCTAATTTGCACCATTAGTCCGTTTTATGGTATAAAGTACCTATATGGGTATATTGTCAGCATTAGGTCTAACTAATAATAAGCAAACCGTACAGGCGCAATATGCCCCAGCTGTAATGAATGATGGATACGGTTACGGCACTGTCGGTAACTCTTTTGGATATGGTCCAATGGATCGATCCCTGGCTATGCAAGTACCAGCTGTTGCAAGATGCCGAAACTTAATTGCTGGAGTAATTAGTTATTTACCTTTAGAACTTTACAAGAAATCTACTGGAGAAGAATTAGGATCTCCTGTATGGTTAGAACAGCCGGACATCCGTCAACCTCGATCCGTTACGATAAGTGCCACCGTAGATAGCCTAGTATTTTACGGTGTCGCTTATTGGCGTGTTACAGAAGTTTATGCAGATGATCTGCGACCATCACGATTTGAATGGGTTGCTAACACTAGAGTTAATGCACAATTAAATGCTAAAGGTACAGAAGTTTTATATTACACAATTGATGGATCACAAGTACCGATGTCTGGTCCAGGATCTTTAATAACATTCCAAGGATTAACACAAGGCGTATTACAAACCGCTGGCCGTACAATTCAATCAGCTTTAGATATTGAAAGAGCATCAGCTGTAGCTCTTGCCACGCCCATGGCAACCACTGTGCTGAAAAATTCAGGGGCTGACTTACCAGAAGATCATGTACAAGGATTATTGGCAACATGGAAAGCAGCTAGATCATCACGCAGCACTGCATACTTAACATCTACTTTATCTGTAGAAAATATTGGATTTTCACCTAAGGACATGGCTTACGAAGGCGCCAGCCAGTACCTCGCCACCCAGGTTGCCAGAGCGATGAATATTCCGGCCTACATGATTAGCGCTGATATGAATAACAGCATGACCTACCAAAACATTATTGATGGCCGTAAAGAGTTTGTTGCTTATTCGCTACAACCTTATATCTGTGCTATTGAGGATAGACTTAGCATGAACGACATCACAAATTCTCAAAATAAGGTCAGATTTAATATCGAGGAATCATTCCTACGTGCAGACACAATGAAGCGCCTAGAAGCAATAGAGAAAATGTTATCTTTAGGTTTAATAGATGTTGAACAAGCTAAAGAGATGGAAGATATGACCCCTAACGGAAATGAGAGTGAAGATGCTACTTACGTTCAGTAGTGCAATAGAAAGCTCAGATACTGAGCGTAGAGTTATAGCTGGCAAGATTGTGCCATACGAGCGTGTGGGCTTTACTTCAGCCGGACCAGTTGTATTTGCCAAAGATTCCATTGAGATTGGCGATCCTGGAAAGATCAAGATGCTTATGCAACATAAGAACGATAAGCCTATTGGCCGTATGCAGAAATTTAATAAAGCAGAAGACGGTATCTACGCATCCTTTAAGATTAGTGCCAGCATGTCTGGACAGGACGCTTTGATTCTTGCCGGAGAGCAGCTAGTGGACGGCCTGTCTGTTGGTGTAGAAGTTACCGGATCAAAACAAACCAAAGATTATTTATATGTAACTAAGGCAACCCTTAAAGAGGTAAGCCTAGTTGAAACACCAGCGTTCGCTGAAGCGAATGTAACTAAAGTTGCTGCGAGCGAAAGCGAAGCAGATGCAACATCAACTACTACGGAAAGTGAGGCTATCTTGGATACAACTCCAGAGCCAACTGTTACACCGGCAGAGGTTGCTCCAGTAGAAGCCGCACGTCCAACGATTAGTGCTGCTATCTATGCTGAGCCACGTTCGCCAATTAATTCACAAGCTAAGTACCTGCAATATGCAGTGAAGGCACAATTAGGAGATCACGAAGCTGGTCTATGGGTACGTGGTGAAGATGCAAAGGCACAGAAGATTACTGCTGCTGATGATTCATTCACAACCAACCCAGCATTTTCTCCAGTATCTTATGCAACAACTGTAATTGACACTCTTATTGGAACACGTCCAACTATTGAGGCATGCGGTGGAGCTAAAGTTATCCCATCAAGTGGTATGACTATTTCACATCCAAAAATCACAACTTCTGGAACTGTAGCTTTAACTGCAGAAGCAGCAGCACCATCTGAGACAGGTATCGTATCTTCATACGTAGATGCAACCGTTAAGAAGTATGCTGGACTACAACGCTACTCAGTAGAATTGTTAGAGCGTTCATCTGACAATCCTGCATTCTTCCAGGCCATGCTTGATAACATGACCCGTGCCTATAACAAGGCAACTGATTCAGCTGTAATTGCTGAAATCGTATCTGGTGGAACACTTGCAACATCACAAGCTACTACCTACCTAGGTATTCAAGCATTCATCGCACAAGCTGGCCCAGCTGCATACGCAGCAACAGGTGATCTAGCAACTGCATATATTGCTGGTACTTCACAGTGGTCATTGTTGATCGGTGCTAAGGATTCAACAGACCGACCAATCTTTACTTCACAAAATCCAATGAATGCTGGCGGTACTTCATCTCCAACATCACTACGTGGAAACGTACTTGGATTAGATCTATATGTTGATGCAAACATGGTTTCAACAACTATCGATGATTCATCATTTATCATCGTGCCATCAGCAATTGCAATTTACGAAAGTCCAGTACTAAGACTTTCAACAAACGTACCAACATCAGGCGAGATTGAACTGATGCTGTACGGATACTTGGCAACTAAGACACTTGTGTCTGGTGGCCTACAACGCTTCAACATGACAGCGTAATAACAGCAACACATTAAGAATCCTTAGGGTTTAGTAGCCCTAGCCCTAAGGAGCTATTAGCAAAGGAGTAGAGATGGCCGCTAGTTACGTTACCGTAGCCCAACTAAGAACTAATCTTGGTATTGGGTCTCTCTACTCTGATGCCGATTTAGAATCTATCTGTCAAACATCTGAGGACCTACTTAATTCATATCTTTGGTTTAATAACGCACCCGTAGTCGGTGCAAGCATAAGTAATAACGTTGCCAGTGTTGTACTTGCTAGTCCTGGCATATTTGTAACAGGTCAAAGCATAACTATTACTGCATCCGGTGCTGGTGTATATAACGGCACGCATACTCTTACAGGCGCATACCCAGGATCTACAGTACCGGCCTCATTAGGTACAGCATTCTGGAGTACATACGCATTCAGTAATTATCCAAGTGGTTATTCAATTATTCAGTTTGCTAAAGTAAATGCCGATGATCCATTCCACCGTATCTTGCCATACGGTCTTGCTAGTGGACCTGGCTATAAGACATCTGCGTATTCTGCAATTCCAGCTGTAAATCAAGCAGCCATGATAATTGCCGTGGACATTTTCCAGGCACGTCAGACTTCTCAAAACGGGGCAAACGGTATGGATGGCATGAGCCCTAACCGTTATGCATTGGGCTACCAGCTTATAAATAGAGTGAGAGGTCTCATAGCGCCTTACTCTAGTCCTAACACAATGGTCGGCTAATGCCAACTGCAATAACTACCCTTAGAACTACACTAGCCACAGATCTTGCAAACGCAGGAGTATGGTCCACCTTCAGTTTCCCACCAGCAACTTTAATTCCCAACAGCGTAGTGGTAACTGTTAGCGATCCGTACATTATCCCGTCTAATAATGATTACACATCTATTGCCCCACTTGCTAACTTTAAGATAATGATTTGTGTACCTGCCCTAGATAATCAGGGTAACCTTGCCGGAATAGAAGATTTTATTGTAGCTGTGGTAAACAAACTAAACGCATCATCCTTGGTGCTAAACATATCAAGTGTCTCCGCTCCAGCTATCGCTAGTGTGGCAAGTGGAGATTTATTAACGTCAGAGATCACTGTATCAATTCTAACGAGCTGGAGTTAAAATGAGCCTAACACCTGAAGATTTAGCCTTCTTAAAGAAGATAGGTCAGATCCAAGAAGCACCAAAACCTGCAACTACTAAAGAGAAAGACAAGGAGTAACAATGGCAATTTTCTTAAATAACACCGCATCGGTAACATTTAACAGCGTTGATCTATCAGCGTATGTTACATCTGTTA